TCAATTAAAGGATAAACTAACAGATTTAGATAATGAGGTAAAAAGATTATCTCAAGATGGTAAAAACTTACAAGGAGCATTGCAAATTGGTGGAGGTGTTGTTGCAGGTTATCAAGCGTTTACCAGTGCAACTGCTTTGCTTGGAGTAGAGAATGAGGAGTTGATGAAAACAATGGTTAAGCTACAAGCATCTATGTCTTTGCTTCAAGCCATTGAACAAATCAGATTAGCAACTGAAAAGGAATCTTTAGCAACAATGTTTATTAGTAATGTGAGAACAAAGGTTGCAATAGGATTAAAAAAGGCTTATGCTTTCGCAGTTGGAGGAGGTACAAAAGCAATGAAACTTTTTAGAGGTGCATTAATTTCAACTGGATTGGGAGCATTAGTTGTTTTACTTGGAACTATCATTGCTAAATGGGATGACTGGAAGGATTCAATAATTTCATTCATAAAGGGTGCTTTTTCTCCATTAATTGACGCATTGCAATATCTTGGAATTATAGAATCGGATTTAGAAAAAGAAAGAAGGACTAATCACGAAAACGAAATGCAAAGGATTCAGGAAAGAAGGGACGCTCTTGGTTCGGTAAGAGATAAAGCAGAACAAGATTTAAAAAATGAAATAGCAATAGCAAACGCAAGAGGAGAAAATACAGATAAATCACAAAAGAAATTATTAAAACTTACAAGGGATAACGCACAAAAAAGAATTGACGATAATAATGCTTTGATTGAAGAAATTGAAAGTGGAAATAGAGTAGCAACAAAAGAGGAGTATAAAAATGCACAAGATTCAATAATTGCAGACAGAAAGTTAAGAGAAGGAGCAGAGCAAGATTTAAAAGTGTTTGACGCAACTAAGTCAAAAGAAAGAAGGGATAGAGGAAGAAAGGCTGATGAGGAGGAGCTTGATAGGTTAAGGGAACAGATGCAAAAGGAGATTGATTTGCAAACTGAATTGGAGGATGCAATTATACAAGGGATAGAGGATGAGGATGCAAGGAAACTTGCTCAAATGCAAATCCAACACGAGAGGGAAATTACTGCAATCCAAGATAAGTATGGATTTGATACAGAACTTGAAGCACAATTATTAAGGAATCAAGCAGAGGCGTTAAATGAGGTTAAAAGGGAGATTGCTCAAAAGGAATTTGATGAGGAAAAGGATTTACTTGATTTTGCAGATGCAGAGGATGATAAAAGACAGAAAGCAAATGTTGATAAATCACTTGCTAATCAAGATAAGGAATTAAAAGGATACGAGGCAACAGAGAAAGCAAAACAACAATTAAGGCTTGATGGACTTGATGCAACTGCTGGAGTAATAAGTGGACTTGCAACATTATTTGATAAGAATGAGAAAGTACAAAAGGCAAGTGCATTGGCACAGATAGGGATTGATACGGCGAAAGCTATTTCATCTTTGGTTGCAAATTCAGAGGGAAATCCATTGAATCTTGTAACGGGTGGAGTTGCTGGAATTGTTCAATTTGCAAGTGGAATGGGAAGGATATTAGCAAATATTGGACAAGCAAAGAAATTACTTCAAGGGGGTTCTGGAGTATCAGTACCAAGTACATCAAGAGCAAGTACAACAGTATCAAGAACTGAAACGAATGCAAGTAATACGAATACTGGAAACACAGATTTTCAAAATAATGGAGCTGGGAAAGTGTTTTTAGTTACGTCAGAATTACAAGCAATGCAATCAAGAGATAGAGAAGTACAAAGAGTTGCGACAATTTAGCTACAAATTAAATAATTAATAAGTCTTATAGATATGTTACCAATTTACAAAATGATACTTACTGAAGAAACTGAGGGAATGGATTACATATCGCTTGTAAGCGAACCAGCTCATTATAAGCAATTCGAGTATTTCAATGGTAAAACTGAGAAAGTTAAGTATCACTTTAACGAAGAGAAAAGGGTTGTAACTGGAGTTGCTATTGCAGTTGATTTGCCTATTTACAGAAGAGATGAGCAACTTGGAGAACATTACGTTGTATTCTCAAAAAAAGATACATACGAGATTGCTCAGAAGATGTTTAAAGGAGGTTATCTTAATAACGTAAATGAGATGCACGATTCAAATAAGAAAGTTGAAGATATGTATTTATTCGAGTCTTATTTTGTAGATAGTACAAGAGGTATAAAAGCACCAAGCAAATTCGATTCTCAGAACTTAAAAGATGGTTCTTGGATTGTTTCATATAAGGTAGATAACGAAAAGGCTTGGAATGATATTAAAAAAGGTAAGCACGTTGGCTTCTCTATTGAGGGCTGGTTTGATAAAAAAATAATAAAAACAAAACAAACACAAATGAAGAAAGAAAGTAAATCTTTATTTTCACTTGTATTCGGAAAAGAAAAATTTGAAACTGCAACAACTGTTGAAGGAGTAGAAGTTGCTTGGACTGGTACATTGGAAGTAGGAACAGAATTGAGAGTTGTAACTGAAGAAGGAGAAATCCTTGCTCCAGAGGGAATGCACTCAATAGAAATGGAAGAAGCTACAATGATGTTAACTGTAGATGGTAACGGAATTGTAACTGCTATTGAAGAAATGCCAATTGAAGAAGTACCAGCTGAAGAAGTACCTGAAGCAGTATCTCCAGAAGCAGTAGCTGAAGTGATTGAAGAATTACAAGCTACATTCTCAAAAGAAATTGAAACTCTAAAAGCTACAAACGAAGTATTCGCAAAACAAATCGAAACTTTAGTTGGAGAATTAGACAAAGAAAATAAAAGAAAGTTTAACACAACTTCAAAGTCAAAAAAGACTTGGAGAGAATTTACAAAATAAGATGAAAAATATTAAAGACAGAATAAAAGACAAATTTGCTTACGATGTGAGTGATTTACCAGCATACGTTGATGCACAAAGTAGTGACATATATGCAGATTTATTGTATGGAGCTGGATTAACTTCAAGAATAAACGTACTTGAAAACGTAAAAGGAAGCCAAACAATTAAATTGTTGAACTCAAATATGGCTCTTCAATCAGGAGATGCTTGTTCTACAACTGAAAATGGAACTATTGTATTTGATGGAAAAGATATTGCTACTAAAAGATTAATGGTAAACACTTCATTGTGTAACGATTCTTTAGAAGATACTTGGGCTCAATTATTATTATCTATCGGAGCAAACAGACAAGATAGAGATTTACCTTTGCAAGATGTTTTAACTGCTTATATCGTTAAGCAAACAAAAGCAAAGAATCAAGATTTAATGTTCAAAGGAGATACTACTTCTGCAACTCCAGATTTGGCTCACTATGATGGATTCATCAAACTTTGGGAGGCTGCCGGTTCTGGTGTTGTTGAAGTAACAACTACTGAAACTGCTATTGATGCAACAAACGGATATGATTTAGCTAAAAAAGTTTATGACGCTATTCCATCTGTATTGTTTGATAATGGTGCAAATGTTGAAATCATTACTGGTAGAGCAGAAGCAAACGCTATTCTTTCTCAGATTTACAATGACAAAGATTACGCTTCTACAATTGCAGTAACTGAAGAGGGTTCTGAAATGAGTTTTGTACTTCCAACAACAAATATCGTTGTTAGAACTTACCCACAACTTAACGGTTTAGGTAAGATGTTTGCAGTACCTTATGACTATTGTTTCTTTGGAACAGACCTTGAGAGCGATTTAGATGGGCTTACGGTTAAATACCTTGAAGAATCTGAAAAAATCAGAGTAAGAAACTTATTCAGAAGTGGAGTACAATTTGTTTACGGAGAATATTTCGTAAGATTGACTTTATCTTAATATTAATTATAAAATAATAAACTATGAGTTGTGAATTATCAGCTGGGTTTACTAAAACGGCTTGTGCTTCCTTTGGAGGTACAAAGTCTGTTGTAGTGTATAACACAGAAAATATAGCTACCTACACAGTAGGAACTGCTTCGCCAGATTTAAATGTTGTGACTGCTTTGTCTTTAACTGCTCCAGCAGTTGGATACAGAATTAGTCCAGATATGGCTTCGATTGATTTCACAGAAACTCCTACACGTTCAAGAGAAAACAATTCAATCTTTTTCGCTTCTACTTGTGCTATTACGTTGAAAGACGATAGCCAAGCTACAAGAGATTTAGTAGATGCTATCTCAAAAGGATTTATTTCTGTTATTCAAGAAAAGGAAAATGGAAATAACCTTGTTTATGGAGGTGTTAACGGAATGACTGTAGAAACATCTGCTTTTACTACTGGAATGAACTACGAAGACCTTAATGGTGTTGTAATTAATTTAGTAGGAAAAGAAACATCTATTGCACCAAGCGTAGATGATACTATTATAGCTGGAATCTTATAATGAAGATTGCTAAAAAATATATCGGAATGAAAACTTACTCTAAAACTATGGGTAAGTTCATTTCCGTTTGTGAGAAGAATATTGAAATATTAAAAAAGGATAAAAGTTATGTTATTACTAAAGCGAAACGAAACAAACACGATAGCAGTATCGTTGAAGCAGATAGTAACGATAGCGAATCCTAATTTTTTATTTTCATTTTTCCATCAACAAAAAAGAGAATATTTTAACTTCTATTTGACTGCACAAAGTAGCACAAATAGGTTTGATTTATTTTTGTTAACTTTACCTACGGATGTGGATTTGCCAAAAGGCAATTTTATCTTTTCAATCTATGAAAGCGAAGATGAAACTACTACAACTGATGGTAAAACTATGCTTATAAAAGGAAAGGCAGAAGTTGTAACCGATTTTCCAGATGGAGAATATTACACTATAAACACTATTAACACTATTAACTATGTCTAAATTGAAAAGTGGCTTTATTGATAAAAGCATTTCAATACCTAATCCAACAGAAAGCGACAATATAAAAGAAAATATTATTAATTGGGGGTTAGATAATTACTATCCTTATTTCTTAAATTTCCTTTATCAATCAAGTGCTATTCAAAGTGGAATAATTAACTCTAAAGTACATTACACTACTTCTGGAGGATTGGATTACGAGGGAATAGACAAAGAAAAATTTGATGCTTTCTTTAAAAACGGAAATTCAGATTACAACCTTGACGAAATTGCAGAGCAAATGTCTAAGGATTTGGAACTTTCAAATATGTTTTGCTTGAAAGGGGTTTGGAGTTTAGATAAATCTAAGTGCGATAAATTAGAAGTAATTGACTTCGAGAAAGTACGTTACAGATTAGATGACGATATGATTGCAGTTTGCAATGATTGGAGTGATACGGACGACAATCCTTTAAAAATAATTTGCCCTTTTAACCCAAGCGATAGAAAGCAAAGAGAATTTTATTTAATCTATCAAGAAAAAGGAAAGCAATCTATTTACAACAGAACGAATACAAACAAGCAAATGAGAGGTTTGTCTAATTCGTCTGTTACTCAGATAAACAAATCTACTTATCCTCAACCACCTTATGCTGGTGGACTTACTTCTATTCTTACTGATGTTAAGATAAACAAGTACCAACTTAATGAGATAAGCAATGGATTCTCTACTGGAACAATTATCAATCTTAACAATGGTATTCCAACAGATGACAAGGAGAAAAGAGCGATAGAGAAAGAGATTCAGGAAAACGCTTCTGGAGAAGAAAATGCTGGAGGTACAATGATACTTTACTCAAATGGAAAAGACAATAGTGCCGAAGTAATTTCATTAAGTGGAAACGATTTAAAAGATAGATACCTTGCACTTAGCCAAGATAACCGAAACAATATAATACTTGCTCATTCTGTTACTACTCCAATATTATTTGGAATTAAAACAGAGGGTTCACTTGGTAACGCAACTGAACTTGAAATTGGTTACAAGATAATGAAAGCCAATTATTTTAAGTACAAACAAAGAGCAATCTTACAAGCACTTAACCACATTGCAAAATATGGAAACGGTTTACAAGGAGAGATAACTTTCAATGATGTAGAACTTGACTTTTTACAACCAAAAGTTGAAGAAACTCCAGCAGTATTTTCAGAAGAAAAAAAAGAAGAATCAATAAACGTAGTTGAGTTGTTTGAAATGTCAGGTAGAGAAAGACCGATAAACTGCTTAATGTCTAAAAGTTTACCAGCTGAATTTGATGCAGACGAAGAAAGAGAAAAGTTTTTAAATGACTTTAAAAAAGAAAGTTTTGCTCAGTTATCAGCAGTAGAAAATCAAGTTTTGGCAATGCTTGGAGATGGGAACGATTACAACTCTATACGAAAGGCTTTAAGTATAAATGGCTTTAAACTTACAAGAATTTTTAAAAGGTTTCAGAATTTAGAGTTAATTGATAGTAAAGCAAAAGTAACTAACAAAGGATTGATTGAGGTTGCAAGGCAAGATGTTACAAAGATTGAAATATTTTACTCTTATGATAAGAACCCAGCAGTAGATGGTAGTGTGTTAATACCTACTTCGAGAGATTTTTGCAGAGCGTTGGTTGGCTTTTCAGCTTCAAGAGTTTGGAGTAGAGAGGATATAAACGGAATCAGTAACAGACTGGGTTACAACGCTTTCGCTTATCGTGGTGGATGGTATCACAATCCTAAAACGGATAGAAATACTCCTTATTGTAGGCATATCTGGAAACAAGAAATATTTTTTACATAATGAATTACTTAGTAGACATAGCAACATTAAAGCATTATTCTTATATTGATGCTGATGTAAATGACGAAACTCTTAATGTTACTCTAAAGAGGGTGCAAGATATTTATTTAGAACCAGCTTTGGGAAGCCTTCAATATAGAAGGTTATTGCAAGGTGTGGAAAATTCAAATTTAACTGCATTGGAGGACGCTTTAATGGTTTACGTTTTGGACTTTGTTTATGTTGGATGTGAGTTAAAAGCATCTAACCATAACAACTGGAAAATAAGAAACAAAAGTGTAGGAGTTGCGAATGATGAAAATGCAAGGGCAAATTCTATTGCAGATTATAACAACTATGTTGACGAGTTAAGAAAGGATTTGTCATTTTATAAAAATAGAATGATAGGTTATTTAATTGACAATAAAGAATCTTATCCTCTTTATAAATGCACCAACAAAAAAGAAGATATTAATCCAGAAAAGCAAGGAACAAATTACTCAAGAAAAATCTCATTTTTATAATATGAAGCCACAAAAGAAAACAATTAATAAAGTAAGATTAGAAGCAATTAGAGTAAAGAAAGCCAATGAAAGCAACAATAAATAAAATAGACCAAGAACTTAGGTTACTTGCTGATGCACATTTGCAAATTAACTCTTATTTCTATGGTAGATTTTTAGACACATACGAAAGTAATAAGGTTAACCATTGCTCACTATTAGCAAATATTACTGATGTTTCAATAGATAGACACTTCGTTAATATGCAACTTTCTTTGATGGTTTGTGATAAGATTGACGATGGTAAGGATTTAGATAAAAATGTTGACTCAATGACTTTGCAAGTTGCAAATGATTTAATAAAGGTTATTACTACTTCTGCACGATGGCAGAAATACGGTATTGTTTCTGATTTAACTTCTTTACAAGGATTTACAGAAAAAGGTGGTTCAGTATTAAACGGATGGATGTTTAAATTGAATTTTAAAGTTAAAAATGAAAATGGGTATTGTGATTTACCAATAGAAAATTATATTTATGAATAGCATTAGCAAAGAATTAAGCAAATTATCAACTGGAATGGTTTTAACGAAAACCAAAGTAAGTACAGATAAAAGGCAAGGAGTAATTGAAGAAATTAATATTTTTCCTTTAAGGCAACAGTTTCAAATTAAATACAGAGTTGAAAGAATGGATGCTTCGGGAAATCCTTTTACTGATGTGCTTTACAAAAGTAAGGTTATGAATTTTAAAGACGAAGGAGAAAAAGGAACAATTACATATATTGAAACTACAGATAAAAATGGAATGTTAAATAGCAACCCTGATTGGACAACTTATGTAATGACGGAGGCAGAAAATTTATACGTTACAAATTGGAACGCTCAAATCGGTAACTCTATTTTAGGTTCGGCTATTGCTCACATTGAACTCCTAGAATCCATCTAAAATGATATTAGAATTTTTGAAGACTAATTGGGACAATGTTATACTTGCTTTAGGTGGTGTTGGTGCTTATTTCGGAGGTTTAAAGATGAAAAGCATTAACGAGAAACAAGCAGATACTGACGCTTTAGGCTCTATGCAGAATGCTTATAACGAATTTGTAGTTGACCAAAAAGAGAGATATACAGAACTTAAATTTGAACTAAATTATGTTCGTGAAGAGTTAAAACTTGTAAAAGAAGAGAGCAGAAATTTAAAAGAAGAGGTAAAAGGTTGGAAGGCAAAATACAATTCTTTAAAAAAGCAATTCGATACATATAAAAAAAATCACTAAATGCAATTAACTGCTAATTTTAATTTAAGAGAATTTGAATGTAATGATGGAACGACTGTTCCTAAAAAGTATATTGATAACGTAAAAGAATTAGCACATAATTTACAAGTATTGAGAGATGAAATTAAGCAACCTATTCACATCAATTCTGCTTATAGACATCCAGCTTATAACAATAAAATTGGAGGAGCTAAACATAGTCAGCATTTAACTGCTTCAGCAAGTGATATTGTTGTTCGTGATATGACACCAAAGAAATTAGCCAGAACTATCTTAAAACTCATTAAACAAGGCAAAATGACTGAGGGAGGGGTTGGTTTGTACAATGGATTTGTCCATTACGATATTAGAGGGAAAAAAGCAATGTGGGATAATTCAAGTTTGTTTAATTTTTAGCACAAAAAAAGGAGCTGAATTAACAACTCCTTTTCCTTGTATTAAACCAAAACCAATAAAGTAAAATCAACAAATCCTTTATTGAATTACAAATATAATAAACTTTATGAAATATCTTTGTTTAATCTTAATTTTATTTTCTTGCAGTCCAATTAAAAGACATCAAAGAATTGTTAGAAAATATCCGTTTGTTCATACGGTTGATTCAGTTAAGTTAATTGACACAATAAGACTAACCACAAATAAAGTTATTTCAGACACCGTAATACACGAATCTTTGTTATTTGATACTATCATACTAACAAAGGATAATCTTTCAGTACGAGTGCTTAAAATAAGGGATTCGGTGTATATCAATGGACAATGTGATACAATATTTATTGATAAGATAATAGAGCGAACTATCCCAGTTAAGTATTACGAAACAAAAAATAAGATTAACTTATCCTTACTTATTTGGCTTATAAGTTTAGCTTTATTAATTATATTTTATGTTTTAAATAAGCTAAAATAACTCAGTAATTGGAAGTAAAATACCTTTTGAAGTATTACTATCTCCTCCAGATTTATCTCTGTTTGTGTTTAGGTATTTTCTGCATCTATTTTTTAAGATTAAAGTTTCAATTAAATGATAAGTATCTCCAAAGCAAAAGCAATAAAAATCTGCTTCACTTGTTGAGATTCCACTTGGTTTGTTTCTGCTTTGATATTCAACAAATACGTTATTAGTTTGCAATGCTTTCAGGTCATACTTTACTTCTATTTTTTTAGAATTAAATATCTCTGCAAGTTGCTCCTCCTTTACTTGACCTATTTTTAAGTCATATTTAAAATTATTATTATACTTCATTTAACCACTAATTTACAACAAAAAAAATAAATAAATAAACCGAAAATAAACCGAATTAAAACCCAATCAAAAGGCATAAGATAAGATAAGAAGAGATAAGAAGAGATAATACTATCTTTTGTGGTTTTAAAAAAAAAGTTTATATTTGTTAAAACTAAACCAATGAAAAGATTAAGATTAAATAATTCAGAAGCAATTCATTTAGGATTTGCAGTTAAGAAGTCAGATGGAGGTAATAGGAATCCAAGATACTATTTGGCAGAAGATGAACTTATAAAACTCAAAAAGTTTAGAGGGGTAAAAGTTGAGGTAAAGAGCAAATCTAAGTCAAACGAATATAAACCAAAGAAAGAATTTGTTTTAAGTGCTTGGAGTAAGCAAGGGCAAATGATGGAGATTGACGAATATTGCAAAGTCTACAATTTACCAAGAAAGGATATTACTTCGTATAAACTTGTTTCACATACTGGAACACCTTTCTATAATATCGTATTTAAAGAAAATGTAATTGAAATTGCAAAGGATGAAATTGATTTAGATTCTATTATTTCAAAGTATATCAACCCAGTTAAGGTTGAAGTTGAAGTTTCAAAAAACTATAATCAATATGACTTTGATGTTTTAACTTATTCGGATGTTCATATTGGAATGGACACAAATAGCAAAGGGAATTCAATGTATGCGACTGAGTGGAATGCTGAGGAGGTAATGAAAGCATCAGATGAAATTGTGAATAAGGTAATACAGAACCAACAAAGTAATATTCTTATTGTGGATGAACTTGGTGATTTGTTGGATGGATTCAACGGAAAGACAACAAGAGGTGGACACGATTTACCACAGAATATGACTAATGAAGAGGTTTTTGATTGTGCTTTAAAATTTAAAATGAATATACTGGATAAATTAATCTATCACTATCAAGAAATTAAATTTAACAATATTTGCAATGACAATCACGCTGGTTCATTTGGATACTTTGTAAACTCTGCTTTTAAAAGTTTAGCAGAGCAAAAATATAAGGATGTAAGTGTAACAAATTACCGTAATTTTATAAGCCATTATTTTGTTAATGATGTTTGTTTCGTTATTACTCACGGAAAGGATGATAGTACATTAAAATTTGGATTCAAACCACATTTAGACACAAAGCAGATTGAAAAGATAGACCAATATTGTAAGCATAACGATATTTACAAGAAGTCTAAGAAGATAATATTTAAAAAAGGAGATTCACATCAAACACTTTTCGATATGGCTGGAAGTGATGACTTTTATTACTACAATTATCCAGCACTTTCTCCATCTTCTCAATGGGTTCAAAACAACTTTAAGAAAGGAAGAAGAGGATTTGTAATAGAATCGTTTATTGGAATTGAGAATACTATTAAACCGATATTTTTGTAATGGA